GTGGAGCTTAGTTGGGAGGGGTTTAATCCCCTCCTTATTTTTAATTAATTCTACGCTGCGTCAAGAATGTGATCAACGCGGAAGATTCTGTAGTACTGGTTGGTTTTTACAGCAGCAAGACCATCACGACCCTGCATGTTGCCTGTATCAACGAATGGATTCGAAACCATGCCATAACGAGTTTTGAACCCGATACGTGGTTGGAAATCATTCTCACCAACAGCACGGACCATAGTCAGCGGTACATATGGGCAATAGAACAGGCCAGCGTCATAAGCATTGGTACCTTTGTATCCAACAGTGATATAATCAACAGTTGCATATGGGTCAATATAGACTTTGGTACGTCCGTTAAGAACACCAGCAAAAGTATTGCCAGTATCGTCAACAGTCAATGTGTCTTTCAGAGCTGGTGCATAATCGAGCATACCAGTTGCGGACAAGCAAGAAGCGACATCAGAAGAAGTAATGATGAAGTTACCACGACCTCTACGAGTTTCTTTTGCAATTGCGTTAGCTTCACGTTCGATTTGAACCATCAGACCTTTGAACTTTTCAACACTCCAACGACCATCAGCATCGTCTTTCAACGAGAAGATACCATTTACTGCGGTTTGAGCAGTAGATGCACCCATTTTAGCTTGGCTGTTGATTGTACGAATTACTTCGCGGTTGATTTCAGCAAGAATCTCAGTTGAAAGAATGTTGGCCAGTTCGCTTTCAGCGTCCAGTCCGTGAATTGCTTTCAGATCCTGTGCGAGTTCAAGCGAATATTCTGCTTTCAATGCACGTGTTTTGGCTGATACAGTTGCTTTCTCAATGGTGAAACCCATTTCATTGAAAGCAGAAGCTGGCTGAACGCCAGTAGTTCCAAGACCTTCACCATTTGGCGTAATCATACCGCCATTAATAGTGGTTGTACGCTCATCGTCCAGAGTAGTTGCAGTACCAGCAGTACCATCAGTAGTTCCGAGACCAGAACCATCAGCAGGCATTGCGCCGCCAGCTGAATCGCCAGAGAACTTAGTATCGGCTTCGTTGAACAGAGCTTCTGTAGAAGAAGTTGCACCTTTACCATAACGTGATTTCATCGCAAAGATCAGGCCAGTTGGACCAGTCATTGGCTGAACACCACAGACGTCATATGCCATCATGTTAGGCATTGCACGACGTACGAGCGAAATAAGGATTGGATCCCATTTGTCGATAGAACCAGTGCTATTGCCTGGAGCATCTTCTGTCAAGTAACCTTGCTGAGCAGAACGTGCTTCTTGCAGAGCTTTTTCTTGGTTTTCAAGAACAACAGCAGTTACAGAACGTCTGTAGCTATCGCCGATATCGCCAGCTGAAGCTTCGTTCAGGACGGGTGCCCACTTTTCAGTGAGAGATTTGTATGTGTTAGACATCTTTTTGTCTCCTTAGTTATTTGATCTGATTGCAGTTAGATATTGATCCATCCGTGCACTTGTTACAACTTCCTCGTCATCATCGAGATCATTAGCTTCGGTGATTGATTGACTAGGTGTAGAAGTTTCAACTTCTACTTGAGGTTGTTCTGAAAAGTAAGATTCTACAAGAGTATCTACTTTAGCAGAAAATGCTTCAGATGATTCAAAATCAATTGATTCTGCAAGTTTAGTTAGTTTATCGGCTTGAGTTCCAGCAAGATCTCTTGAAGCTTCAGCAATAATTGCCTGACGCTCTAGATTTTGCGTGTAGGATCTCATTTCCAAGATAGTAGCAGTTTCTTCATTGAGTTTTTCTTCAAGAGCAATTACCTGCTCAGCAAGATCATCAACAAGATCAACTTTGGATTCTGGAACTTCGATGTAAGATTCAGTGAACAAGTCTTTCAGACTTCCCATGAATGTTTCAGCGATTTCAGTTCTAAGACCAGTTTCAACAGCCAGTCTATTTTCTTCCATCCATGTTTCAACAACGTAGTTTAAGTAACCGTCGACTTTTTCGACAAGCTCTTCACGTGCTTCGACAACAGCTTCAGAGATTTCAGAGGCATATTGCTCTTCTAGCTCTTCTACTTTTTCAGCGATAAGAGTTGCAGTAACCATTTCCATATCTGCAGCTTGTTCCATAATTTTGGAATTAACAGCAGCTTCAAAAATTGTAGAAGCTTTATCTTTAAAACTATCTGAAAGAGTTGCTTCGGATTCAACCAAAGCAGTCAGATCGTCATCAAAGTTATATTCTACTAATTCTTCGTTACTTTCATCTAAGTCTAGATCTTCGCCAAATGCTTCTTGATACAATGTATTAATAACATCGGCCGGCAAAGCTGCCAACTTAGTCATATTTTCCATTTTCATGTATCCAGTTCCAGCATTTGGTTTTTGCATCGGGTCTTGACCTGATGTGTCACCATTCTTAGCTTGGTTTGCTTTAGTTCCACCGGAACCCTTTTTTGCTTCAGCTGCTGGGTCNACAGTACTATCACCTGATTTTAAGGTGCTGTCGACTTTTACTGCTTTCGCGTCGCCTTTTGTTTTTGGTGCCTTAGCCTCATCCACAACTTCCGCTGCTTCATCGAGGTCATAGCCATCCTGTTCGTAATTTTGATCAGTCATGTTTTGACTCCTCTATTATTTAAGCAACGAGAGGAAATTCTTAAACTCACGAGTTTGCGTTTCTTGCAATCTCGATCGCGGAGCTTTCTTAATTTCAGTCTCAATCTTTTCAATGTCTCGAGCTTCTATCACACCATTGTTCCATATCCAGTCGACCCCCTCCATAATGCCATTAACGAAAGCGTCTGGGGCGGATGGATCTTGAACAATGTCAACCGTTGCTAACATAAAATCTTCTTTTACATAGTTGGTTCCATTACGATTCTCTAGACTTCCCATACCACGAGTTGATACACCTAGTTGAACGCCACCATCGAGTAAACCTTTAACGATCTGCCCCATTGGAGTGTCTAATATAAGTGCCTTACCCATCACGTTATTACCGGACCAATTTAGTTCGGTAATGCGATGGGATACTTTGTCTAAGTTTACAGTGGGACCATCTGGATGGTTCAATTCACCGACTGCTCTCTTAGGAATTACTTGTTCTTTATTATACTTATCTATAGCTTTTTCCATAATAGCTTTTGGATAAATCCTACCATTACGGTTCTTGCTTTCAGCTTGTGCGAAAATACCTTCAATTACATGATTTTTTCCACCGTTTTCGGTAGCTTCTGTCATATAAGATATTTCTTGATCTTGGTATTCTGCAATTAATTTCATTTTTTTTACCTTATTTTAACCTACACGATATTCAATACCGTCGTCTTCATCTGCATTATGTGGTACATGCATGTCTGCTGCTGCATGTGCTTTTTTTGATGCATCATTTGCCTTTTCAGTTGGACGCTTCATTCTTTTACCACCCATTTGATCATGACCTGACTGAGGATTTTTACCTAATTTTGCATAATGATCTGCAGCACTGTAATGAAAAGCTGCAGCTTCACGATGTGCATAATGAGCTTCACTTTCTGTAGGAAACTCCTCTGCATCCTTTTCATGTTGATATGCACGGTCTTCATGGTGTATTTCTTGTCGCCCTGCGAAATTTTTCACATGCTTAATGTCTCTACGACTCAATTCGGCGTCGTGGGGGTGATTGCGAAGTGGATACTTCGCCGCCTCATTAACTTCATTTATAAAATTAGTAAATGTTTTCATTTTAATGGCCTTTATTTTTAATCATTTTTATGTTCTTCCATCCCACCAAGTTTTACTCATTTCACCAATGTCAATGGTGTTAACAGGAGTAGTAACTTTACGTACATTAGTATAAACTTCATGTCCNTTTTCTTCTGTACGAACNCCNCNTGTTTGCTTTAACCANAATANTCTNCGNGANCGCTTNTGTTAAACGTAGCTACTCCAGGATCGGCTGGAGCATTGTTATATTGATAACCAGTGTTATTTGTCATTGTTACCCAAGCCACGTTATCTTCCTTTAATAGCGTTGTGCCCACGCTTAGTAAGATCTGATATTTTTTCAGCTGCTTCACCGTGATCAGCTTTGTGAAAAAAACTCTTTTTTTGACTTGCCAAGC